GAAACAGCAAATGATCAGGTTGCTGGAACAAAGGCGGTAAGCACTGCCGGTTCCGACGAACTTTTAACAAGCATGAAGCTTATTAAGAGTAGCTTTGGTAATATCACAACTGGCTCTGCTGGTGATCATTCAATTCCACTGGCCGTGCGTATGCCGGGTGCAACAGCGGCGGCAACTGCCACTGCAACACCTCTTCAGGTAATTGCTCGTATGGGTCGTCTCTTGGATCAACAATTTGTTGATACTCAAGACCGTTGGTTAGTTGTAGACCCTGTCTTTGTCGAACTTTTGAAAGATGAAGATTCTCGTCTGCTTAACGCCGACTTCGGTGGTGCTGGACTTCAGAATGGTTTAGTTGTAAACAATCTGCACGGATTCCGTGTTTATGTTTCTAACAACCTGCCTTCTGTAGGAACTGGTGCTGGGACTACTGGTACAGCTAACCAGAACTCTAACTTTGGTGTTATTGTTGCTGGTCATTCTTCTGCTGTCGCTACTGCTCAGCAAATTAATAAGACAGAAACTTACCGTGATCCTGACAGCTTCGCTGACATTGTTCGTGGTATGCATCTGTATGGACGCAAGATCCTTCGCCCAGAAGGTATTGTTACTGCTAAATACAACGCCGCATAAGGAGGGTTAAAACATGGCAACATTTGACATGACCCTTGGGTCAACCATATCGACTGAAGCGGCTGATTCGATTGCAGTGCTTCCAGAAGCTCGTCGTCACGCATATATGGTAGAGGCTATTTTAGATATTTCTAAGCTTCCTAACTACTCTTGCACTAACGGCGATATCTTTCAACTGTTAGAAATTCCTGCAAACACTTTTGTTATTGCGGCTGGTGCCGAAGTATTGACTGTGTTTGATGGTACCTCTCCAACTGTTGACATTGACTTCGCCGCAGGCGATGACATTGTTGATGGTGGTGACGTAACCGCTACAGGATATCTTGCCGCAGGCAGTAATGGTGGTGCTAACTTGACAAGTCAAGCTACATTTACTCAGCTTGTCACAACAACTGACACAATTGATGTCAAGTTGATTGCGTCTTCTGCTGATGTAACGGTAGGTAAGCTCCGTGTGTATGCAATTGTCGTTGATTTAGATGGCGTTGCAGAGTCTGCTGATGAAGTAGATCGAGATCAACTCGCTTAATAAAACTAAGTTGGGGGCTTCGGCCCCCTTCCTTTCAAAGGTTTGTATTTATAATGGCGTATAATTTCATTGATATTACAAATGAAGTACTGGCGAGATTTAATGAAGTTGAGCTAACTACAAGTAGTTTCGCAAACGCTCGTGGCTTTCAAACGCAATGTAAAAATGCAGTTAATGCGGCTATTAGATATATAAATCAAAGTGAATACGCATTCCCTTTTAATCACTCAGAATCTGAAGTAACCTTAGTTGCTGGGCAAACGAGATACGATTTACCATCCAGCACTAAACTAATTGATTATCAAACTTTTAGATTAGTCCGTGACGCTACGCTTGGTAATGATGGGCGCAGTTTGGTATTTTTAGATTACAAAGAATATTTAGATAAATATATCGAGCAAGAAGATCGATCAGATGTGGGTAGTATACCTACACACGTATTCCGTGATCCCGCTAATAAATACGGATTATTTCCATATCCTGATAAAGCATATAAAATAAAATTTGACAGATACACTATTCCTACAACGCTTAGTAATGCTACAGATGTGCCTTCGATACCAGAGAGATTCCGACATGTAATTGCTGATGGGGCAGTTATGTATGGCTATCAGTATCGTGGAGAAACAGGGCAATATCAGCTTGCATTAGATCGTTTTGAACAGGGCATAAAAAATATGGTGTCTGTTCTTGTCAATCGACATGACTATGTTAGATCAACATTTATACCGAGAACAAATAGATTTTCTATTATAACTGGCACGGTGACATAAATGCCAGATCAATCAGGGATTCAGCCTCTTCAATTTGCGTGTCAAGGTGGGTTAGTTTTAAACCAATCTACTTTTGCTATGCAACCGGGATTTGCTAGTGAACTAATAAATTTTGAGCCAGACATAAATGGCGGATATCGTCGCATCAACGGCTTTACTAGATACAATACTAATATTGTTCCTCAAACCGCTTCTGCCACTGAAAAAGTCTTAATGGTAGCAAGTTTTGGCAGTCAGGTTATTGCCGCAAGAGGTGAGAAGATATTTAAAGCGGGTTCAACCGGAAGTTGGACTGAAATAGATAGTGGGCGTACCAATGCTGGTAAGTACACACATAAGAGATTTAATTTTAATAATACAAATAAGATTGTATTTGCCGATGGTGCTAACCCCGCATCTACCTTTGATGGCACTAATATTGTAGATATTACACACGCCTCTGCACCTAACAATCCAGCATTTGTAGAAATATTTCAGAATCATTTATTTTTAGCTGGCGATAGTTCCACACCACAAGAAGTATTTTTTAGTGCGCCTTTTGCTGAAACTAATTTTGCAAGTGCCGATGGTGCGGGAAGTATCAAGATAGACGACACGGTAGTCGCACTAAAAGTTTTCCGAGATCAATTGTACATATTCGGCAAAGAACGGATATTTAGATTAACGGGAACATCTTCAGCAACTTTTGCACTAGAACCAATTACCAGAGATATAGGATGTCGTTCTACATTTAGTGTGCAAGAATTTGCTGGTGATTTATTGTTCTTAGCACCAGACGGTTTACGTACAATTGCAGGTACAGAAAAAATTGATGATGTTGAATTAGGAACAATATCAAAACCCGTACAAATTAGATTTGATGAATTAACATCTTTCGATTTAATAGAATCTGTTGTCATACCTGCTAAGACGCAGTACAGAATATTTTTTGTAAACTCAACAGATGTTGAAATAAATACCACCGGAATTATTGCAGGTATAAAACAACAGGGCATTGAGTTTTCTGAATTGCGGGGAATTAGACCTTCTTGTACGGATAGTGACACTAGTGCAACTATTGATTTAATTATTCACGGTGGATTTGACGGATACGTATATCAACAAGAATCTGGAAATGATTTTAACGGTGTAGAAATAAATGGTAAGTATCGCTCTCCAGATTTAACTATGGGCGATGCGGGCGTTAGAAAAAATATGCATCGGGTAATACTTAACTACGCACCTGAAGCCGCTATTAACGCTGACATGTTTTTAAGATACGACTATGAATCTCCAGACTCTCCGAGACCAAATGCTTATCCGTTTGACTCGACAAAAGTTGTAGCAATTTACGGATTAAGTTCTTACGGCACAGCAACATACGGCGGTGAAAGACAACCGTTAGTAAGACAACCAGTAGAGGGTTCTGGATTTGCTGTGGCGATCCGTGTCAATGACGGTGGCGTATCCCCACCATACTCACTAAAAGGATTCCAATTAGAATTCTCAGTAGGAGCTAGAAGATAAATGGCAGGTTATACTAGACAAAGCACATACACTGACGGTGACGTAATCAATGCGTCGGATTCTAATAATGAATACGATCAGCTAGTTAATGCTTTTAGCAACACAGGCGGGCATAAGCACGATGGCACTACGGCTGAAGGCCCAGTTATTGGACTGATTGGTGACCCCGGTGTTGCAACACCAAAAAACAAAGTCGTTGTTGATGATACCAATAATCGTGTTGGTGTATTTGTTGATGTGTCTGGAACGTCAACTGAACAGCTTAGATTACAAGACGGTGCAATTGTTCCTGTTACTGATAACGATATCGACTTAGGCACTAGCTCCGCTGAATTTAAAGATGCTTTCTTTGATGGCACAGTTACTACTGACGCACTTGTAGCGGATACAGCAGACATTAACGGTGGTTCTGTTGACGGTGCTACGTTAGGTACAAACAGTGCAATTACACAAGCTGTTGTAGATAATATTAATATTAATGGAGCTACAATTGGTCACACAAGTGACACAGATTTAATGACATTAGCATCAGGTGTGCTAACTGTTGCTGGTGAAGTGTCCATGACGACACTGGATATTGGTGGCACGGATGTTACAG